AAAGAACATATCGAAAAGAAACGATTCACACCGGATTTTTATATTTTAACCACTTTCAGTGGTAATCATTATCAACTTATTGAATACAAAGAAAAACGTATTTTAAAATTTTTTGAATTACCGTATTATGTAAAAACGTTAATCTTAAATAAATGTTTAGAGAGGAATTCGGGTTCATTTTATTTGATAGACGATTTTAAAGATTTAAAAACACAAATTGGTATAGATGATGAACCTGAGGATTATGATGATGAAATACATAATAGTGAATTATATGATAACCAAATAGCATTTTATTTTTATAGAAACTCTAACAATACATCAAAACCAGGAAAGGGTACTAATGAAAAGATACCTAATGATAAACGTAGTCAGTATATAGAATTATCTAAAATACAAAACTGGAGACGTAAACTGGATGATACGTGGTCAGATACTCCATTTATTTTAAATAATAAAAAATGGCTTTCTGTGGAGCATTATTACCAATCTGCTAAATTTAAAAAACAAAATCCGGATTTTTCTAGTATGTTTTCTATCGATAATGTTAGTAGTGAAATAGCAAAAGATGTGGATTTAGCAATGTCTGCTGGAAGTAAAAATGGACGTGCGAATACAAAAGCAAAAAGTAAATTGAAAAGTAAAGAAACTCTATTAAGACCAAAAAATATCGATATTGATCCCGATTTTTATGGGGAACGTAGTGAAAAAGAAAGAGAGTCCGCTTTAATTTCTAAGTTTGAACAAAACGAAGATTTAAAATTATTGCTTTTAAGTACAAAAAATGCGAAATTAGTCCACTATATTCACGGTGCTCCCGGAGAAAAAGATGAATTATTAATGAAAGTTAGACATAAACTATCCACGATTGATACATATACGTCACGTTAATTATATTTATAATATATAAACTAATATATTATGAATAAATTGTTAGATAAATTACCAAAACCACCTTTGGTTAAATTATACCGTTCGAAATTATCAAAATTATATAATGAGTTAGAACATAGTTTAGAGTCTTGGACACGTCGTGATATTTTAATGAATTCTTCTAGGTTAGAATATAATAGAGATATTACGCTGTTAAATATACAAGAGTTTAGTTATATACCTAATGAAATTACAGATATACTTAAAAGTATTGGAACATATCATAAAAAATTTACTCTAGAAATTAATAATCGATATTATGAAATAATATTTATTTTACCCTGTTTGGAAACAGACATATCAATAAAACAAGCCAACCTATTTTTTAATAAATGTTTGAAAAAGATGTTTTTATGGTTAACAATTGTCCAAGAACATATACGAAAAGGTTGCAGCGATAGCCTAACAATACACATTATATTTACGAATCATAAGAAAAAATTAGGAGAGAAAAATATAATTTTGACTCCCACTAACGTTAATACAGCGTTCACAACTTCTTGTAAAAAAAATGCGAATATTTGTATTTATCGCAAAGAAGAATGGTTTAAGGTGTTTGTTCACGAAACTTTTCATTGTCTTGGACTCGACTTTTCAAATGTAGATAATACACTTAGTGAAACATTAATAACAGATGCATTTAAAGTATATAATAAAAAGGGGATTCGTGTTTATGAAGCGTATTGTGAACTTTGGGCAGAATTATTAAATACAACAATATATGCGTTTTTAAAAAGTAAAACTAAGGAAGATTTCTACACTCTTTTTGAAAAACAAATTAATTTAGAATTATCTTTTTCATTGTTTCAATCAACAAAAGTACTGAATTATCATAATTTAACATACGATTCTGTTTTAAACAGTGATTGTAAAACAGTACTGTTTAAAGAGGATACCCATATTTTATCATATTATATACTAAAAACTATTCTATTATTCCATTTAAGAGATTTTGAAAAATGGTGCGAAAAAAATAACGTTACAATGTTTCAGTTTAATTCAAATGAATCTAATATTAAATCATTTGTAGAATTAATTATTACATTGTCCAAGAAAAAATCAATAAAAGACATAATGCATAAATATAAAAAATACATAGAAACATTACGAATTCCATTGGATATAGCCGAGACAATGCGAATGACTATTACTGAATTTTAATAAAGGTATAAAATTGATTATTGATATTCTATTTTATACAACGGAAAAAAATAATATTACTATATGGGAATAAGATGTTTAAATCGTTATTTTACACAGTCCTGTAAAAAAACGTCTATAGAAAAAAAACCATTAACTTATTTAACAGGTAAATTTATTGTAATTGATGTTAGTATATATATATACAAATATATATCACAAAACGCTTTACACGAAAATTTGTACCAGATGCTTTCAATGTTTAAAAAATATGAAATCACTCCATTATTTATATTTGACGGAAAGCCACCACCTGAAAAAAAAGATACTTTACAAAAACGTCATCTTTTAAAAGTAGATGCTGAATCAAAATATAATAATCTTAATATCGAGTTAAGTAAAACAACTGACGATGATGCACGTGAAGCTATAATAAACGATATGGAACAACTGAGACGACAGTTTGTACGCGTAAAGGATTCCGACATTGAATCGGTAAAACAAATTATGGATGCGTTTGGAGTAGCATATTTGAATGCCGAAGGAGAAGCAGATAAAGTTTGTGCATCTATTCAATTAGACAACAAACACAATTGTTTTGCCTGTATGAGTGATGATATGGATATGTTTGTTTACGGATGTTCTCGCGTTATTAGACATTTTAGTTTAGCGAATGAAACGGTACTTGTATATAATACAGAAGACATTTTGAATGACTTGAAAATACCATTTACGATGTTTAAACAAATTGCTATACTATCGGGTACAGATTACAATACAAATGATAATATTTCATTATATGAAACACTAAAATGGTACAAAGAATTTTCAAGTGATGAATCTAATATAGGTACACATACAAACCAATTTATATTTTATGAATGGTTGCACAGAAATACAAAGTATATTAGAAATTTCGATCATTTAATTGAAATACATAAACTATTTGATGTAGATATGCATATTACAAAAGAGGATTATAAAACAAATAATGTATATAGTAATATAAAAATTAGGAAAATTATGGACCAGTACGGATTCATATTTGTTTAATTTATAACATTCGGAAAATGTTATAAACAGTATTTTTTTATTTCCTAATATTCATTCATAATTTAATATTATACCACTTAAGCGGTAGTAGCAGCAGCAGGGGTAGCAACCTCAGCCTTGATGAAATGAGGCTTCATGTAACGTTGAAGATTGAAGTAACTGAGCTCATCGTCCTTATTCAATTTAAGAAGAGTAGTAAGCTTAGCATCGGGGACAATGAAACGTCCATTATCAGGGCGCTGAAGATTGTTAGCACGGATATAAGCGTTAATTTCCTTGCTTACGTCAGTACGGGCCATTTCGGTTCCAACGGTCTTACCAAGGAACTTGGCTAGTTCATCACTGATACGGGTAGGCTTAACAAAACCGGAAGGTTGACGGTTACCGGCACGCTTGGCTCTTTTGGAAGAGGCCTTTTGGGCGGCCTTGAGTTCACGGGTGATGGTCTTCTCAAGGGTCTTGAAATCACCCTTCATAGATGAGAAGATGCTTGAAATTTGTTGAAGCTTAGCACTGAACTCATTCATTTTTTGTTGAATACCATTTGTCTCTTCGACAACCTCGTTGGCTACAGCGGCTGCAGGTGCAGGTGCAGCAACAACAGGTGCAGCAACCGAGGCAGGCGCGGCGTCTGTATTAGAGACAGCAGCCTTTTTGGTGGCGGTTTTCTTTGCAGGAGCGGGAGCTTTTTCGGAAGTAGTCTTAGCGGATCTTACCATTCTAAGTATACACTGTATATAGGTCTTTTTTTAAATGGTTTAACGCATTAAAATATATTTTCCTAAAATAATCCTTTCGATAACCGTATTATAAATTCGTTTAAAGGGTTATAATACAAAAATATTTAGGAAAATATTTCGAAAATTTGAAAAATAGTGACTTTATTTATATTATAAATTTAATTAATATATATATATATCAAAATGTATTAATTAAATTAATGATTCATATAACCACGGCAATGACCGTCTTGCATCATGACTAACTATCGTTAAAACCGATAGTACGTGTAGTGCCCCTAATGTTTTAAATTCATTATCAATTCCAGTGTATATCATATCTTCCATTACGGATAGACATAGGCTTTGTACTTGTTCAAATGTAAGTTCATTTAAACTTTGTATATCTGTTAAAATTAAAAATGGATCCCATAATGGACATATTTTAAATTTAATTATAGATGGTATCTGGGCTCTATAAATCCATATATCTCTTAAAATTCTGAAGTATCGTATAAAACTACGTCTATCCAAATTAGAAAACCATTCGTGGTTAGAATAATTTCCCAATGTATCTATTTCTACAAATAATAAACGAACTCTTTCTGATATAGTTTTTGAGCGTGTTGTTCTTATAAAATTTAACATTGTTTCACAGTTATAATTATATTCTGTTAATATCATTTCTTGGATACGTGTTGTGTAATTATTATTATTATTATTATTATTATTACGAGATCGTCTAATAGGTTTTACATTTTGCTTAACAATTTCTCTTTTTTTTTCTACATATTCAGTCTGCACTATTTTATTTATTCGTGATAATTTATTTATTTCTACCAATAAATGATTAATATTTTCTCTATTAAATGGGTTTAAAATAGGTTTGTGTTTTCTTTTTTGTATTAACATTTCAAGTGAAGATAACTGAAAGCCATAGATTTTATCATTATTATCCTTATAACTATAAAAATCATATATAGATAGTTCTTTTAATGGTTCTAGTGTACTAAAATCAACATTATTAATACAAATATCCATATTTTTAAATCCAGGTCCTAGAAGTGAAAGTAATCGTTTAACAAAATACTTTCGCACAATTTTTTGAATATTTATAACTAACAGTTCTTGGTCAAAGTATGTTTTCAATCTTGCTTGTAGTGTTTTTTTATTTCCAACTAAAGCGAAATCGTGTATGTTTTTTATGGCCATTTTAGCATTTTTTATAGTATTTGTTGAAGTATTTGGTATAATCATAGAATTTTTATAAAACTTTAATGTTTTTTTTAAATCTGGTAATTTCATTTTATTTATAATACTAGGATTCGCAAAATATTCCATCGGTGTTATAAATTCATCTTTTTTCTCTACTTTTTTATTATTTTCTATTATTTCTATTTTACCCGTTTCATTATTAGAAATAATATTTACATCAACTAGTTCATTGGCTAACATTATATTATTATTGTATACTCTATTTATATATATTTTTAATAAATATTCTTGGACAAAAAAATGGTGCTAAATGTTTCCATTTTCACTGCATTATGTTGTTAAATACATTTGCATAAAATTGATTTAGAGAGAGCTCATCATAGTATAGCATATTAGTTAAGTTTTAGTAAAAATGTCTAAGCCAATTGTTCTTTCAACCAACGAGTGGGATACTTCCGCAATCAAGTTTATGCCTCCTAAAATTAATGAGCGAGGCGGTATGTCCGTGAATGTTATCAGTACACAAACGAATCGTTCTTTGCATATTTCCGCACCTATGATGATGACCTGGGGTATTTCCGATTATGATGACGGTAGTGGCGGTGACGGTCGCTTCAGTATGACTTTGAATTTTCCAACCGATGACTATCGTAAGCCTAGTACCGATCTATTCCTAGAAAAGGTAGCTGCATTTGAAAATGAGATTATTGACCAGGCCGTTAAGAATTCTGAGTTGTGGTTCGGCGAGGATATGAGCCGCGAAGTATGTAAGCACAGCTTCTTCCCATTCTTGAAGTACCCTTATTTCAAGGGTACAAAGAAGGTTGACCCTTCCAAGTCGCCTAGTATTCGCGCTAAGGTACCTTGCTACAGTGGTAAGTGGGCAATCGAGCTGTATGATACCAAGGAGAATATGATTTATCCTTGTGATAATGAACGCGTAACTCCTCCTGATTTTGTTCCTAAGCTAAGTCAAGTTGCCTGTGTACTCCAATGTGGTGGCCTTTGGAAGGGTGGTAAGGGTTGGGGTGTAACCTGGAAGGTTATCCAATGTGTTGTTAAGCCTCGTGAAGTAGTTAGTGTTTACGGTCAATGTCGTGTTATGCTATCTGACGAGGAGCGTGGCGCTATCGCAACTCAACAGATTAAGGATGATGATGGTGATGTTAGTGAATCTGTTTTCACTAAGACCGAAACTGCTTCACACGATGTTACTGCCGAGGACAGTGATGAGGAGGATGAGATGCCTGAGATTGTAGCCGCACCTACTGAAGTAGTAGAGGAGCAGCAGGAGGAGATTGCACCAGTAAAGAAGAAGGTGGTTAAGAAGAAGGTGGCTGCTCCAGTTGAAGAGACAGCAGATGAGCCTGCTCCATTGGTCAAGAAGAAGGTTGTTAAAAAGAAGAAGGTTGTTGAAGCCGAAGCATAAATTATAAAAAATAAAAATTAGAATATTTAAAATAAAAAACACGTGTTTTTTTTAATTTCACTATATGATTGTGAAATTAAAATGGTTAATCAATTAGATTTTTCAACTGCTTGGGTATTTTATTATGTTTTTTATAAAGTGCTAATATGTCTGTATTTTGAGTTGCAATTAATTCACTAACAATATTATTATCTACAATTATTTTTGGATGTTTCAATAAATATTCTATGATATTTTTGAAATATAGACTATCAGATTGATTATAAGATAATACCCATAAAACAGATAATCCCAGTTGGTTTTTCACATTTACATCAAAGTTCTTATTATAAACAATCTCGTTAATTTTTTCAATCGAATGGTTTCTTCTTTTGTCGTCCGCGCCAGCAATAAAAGTATATCGAAACACTTCATGGCTATCAAATGGTAATATTTTTTTGCATGTGTCTTTAATATTACTACGGCAAATCGGGCACGGAAGGACAGTTAACAAATGTGCCTGACTTTTACACCACCCAATTAAACATTTTTTATGGAAATTATGTTTGCATTTTGTTTTTACATTTCCTGAAATAATTCTGTCTAAACATATAGCACACGTATTATCTAATACACTTTCACATTTACCTGTTTTTTTGTTTTTTCTTGTCCCATTTTTACAACGCGATCTTTTTGTACGCATTTAAATTATAATATTATTACATAATAATTTAAAATTTTGAATTATTATATCTTTCATTGTGTTTTAATTGTTCTTCTGAAAGTTTATATAAATTTTTACTTAAAACTCTGTTTTCTAAAGCGTGCTGTTTCTTAATACGTTCTATTGTATTTTCATATCGTAAATGTTCAGGGCGTTCTAGTTGTTCTTTTTTATACTCTTTTATTTCTCTATAGTGTTGTTCTATGGTATCTTTTTTATATTCTTCTTGAATATTTGTTAGATCAAGATCCATGATGCCTTTATATCCAGGTATTATTTCGCGTTTTTTCATAGTATTTCTATAGTTATATTTATATTACCTTTTTTTGATATGTCGTATATGTTTTTATTATTAATTTGCGGAATACCTATACTGGGTATAGTAATTATTTGCCGATCAATCAATTTTAAACTATCTCTCTGGATTTTTAATGTTTTTTTTCCTATTGCTATCTCTATTTGAGATAATTCCCATAATTCTTGCAGATTATATGTTTTATAGATGTGTATATTGTTATTCTCATCTATTTCCATATTTTTTTCTATTTTTGGACAACACAGAACAGTTATTTCACCTTTATCGCCATCATCATAAATTAATTCGTGATGCCACAATGGTATCAAATATTCTTGGTCATTTTCTACTAATTTATATACGTTTTCGTCTAATAGATCGGATATGTTTGGAAAAATTCTAATTATTCTGTCGTTTGATTTTTTCTCCTTATATGTTTGTACCATTTTTTCAAAAAATGACTCTGGTATATGTAAAATATCCTTTTGTGCATGTAAAATGCTGTAGATTTTCTTATATGTATCATTTGTTAAATTTTTTAATATATCAATGGCTTTATCTTCACATTTTTCGCCAATTTTTTCTATAATAGATAATATTATGTTTGTCTGAAAATCTCTCATAGGATCTATTTCGAAAAATGGCTTTAAAAAGGAATAAAGTGTAGTGTTAAAGCTATCCTCATTCGCACTGGTCGCATCAAAATCTTTATTTTTATCAAAACCATGGTAAACCACTAACCTTTCATAAGCTATATTTATTT